GAGTAACTTCAATAAAAGGTTTAATCTTTAACCAAGCATGACTACGTTTACATTTATAGCCTTGGTCAATTGGCTTAATCATTAAGCCTTCGTAACCTTCTGCTAATGCTTGTTTGTTCATTGCTTTGAAACTTGCTTGACCATCATCAGTATCTAAGTCTAACATCACAGCATCTACAAGTTGTAGTCTGTAACTAAACAATGGTTGGTAACTGATTAATCTCTCACGTCTTTCAAATGCTGTCATATCAGTAGCACCAGCATTGAACTCTTCAAGTGTGAGCATGTCAAATACAGCAAGGTAACTGTCTTCAGTCTGAGCGCCTTCTTTTCTGTGTACTTGCTTCATAAGTGTTTGAAAGTCTTCGCTCATTACTTCGCCATCAAATACCAAGCCTTCAAACTCTGATCTACTTAGTGCTTCATTGATGTGTGGAAAGTTTTCTAGTAACTTACCGTTACGTGAGTATAATGTAGCATCACCATTTTGTACAATAGCAATAACTCTTACACCATCATACTTGTATTCAATAAAGCATTCGCCAGCAATCTTTTTAGGATGTTTAGCACCATCATGTGCTAACATACAACCAAATAGTGGAATAGTGTTTTTTTGAACTTTGTTAATAAGTTTAGCACCAGTACCACAACGTAGGTCTTTAATTAGTATTCTTCTGTACCAATCGTTCCATTGCTCAGCAGTACTGTGGTCTGCTAATGTTTGAATGGCATCTCTTGCCGCATGTCCGGTTAAGTCTCTAGCAATTAGTTTGTCTGCTAATGTATTAAATAAATCCCAACTAACACCTGGACCGTCTGTGTCTGTTGTAGGTACTTGCTTAACACCAAAAGTTACAAGAGGATCAAGACACATAGTAGCACCAGTGATAAACTCTTGATTATCAATGTTTGCTTTAATAACGTCTTGCTTGAATAGAGAACTATTGTTGCTCTCTAACTCTTGAATTATACTCCATGGATTCATAAAAACTCCTACCTTTTTAATTTATATAACTATTATACTAAAAAAGGTGTATATGGTCAACCTATTTTGCCACATTTTCTGGTGTTTTTTTGGCCTTGTAATCAGCCATTGCTTCTTTGATCATTGTACGATACTCGCCCATTAAAGACCAAGCATTGTAATCACCAGTTGCTTGTATATCAAAACCGTAACCTGACTTAGTTGGTCTTCCTGCTCTGAACTCTTCGGTAACTGGACCAAATACTATTTTATAGTACTTAGGACCATCAATATAATTACCACGTTTATCGCCGCTAATCCAAAAAGCATCGCCATTGTTTTGAACAGGAGTAAGTTTAACGCCTGTACAATGTGTAACAAATTTTTTGAGTTGTTCTGTACTTTGATAATCTGTAGCAAGAACAGTTGTATTTCGATCCTTAATCATTACGCCGCTCCCTCCTGAATTTCTTTTTTCAGTTGAGCATCTTTTTGGTCAAACCAACCATTAGCAGTCTTGTACTGACATTTGTAGTCTGACCTACCTTGCTCCTCTAAAGGAATCCATTGCTCAGCCTTGCCAATGATAGCACGGTTCCAATGGCTATACTCAGGATTGGGAGTGTGATGGGTACGACATAACCAACGGTCCATCTTCCAATAAAACTCTACTGGAGTTTCCCATGGTTCGCAAATTGGACCTTTGCCATCGCCATTTTTACCAAGGTCACGTATTTCCCAATCCAGGATATATTCTTCTGAGGCCTCATTTGAGTACTCAATCAATTTAGTCAAAGTAGGGATACCTTCTTGAGCAATCTTGTTGATCTGCTTAGAAGTTAAGTCCGTTACAAAAAAAGTGCTACCACCCTTGTACTTCCAATGAGCATCACTAACGCCATGCTCATAATCATCGTTGTGAGCGGCATAGTTCTCTCTGTATTGGGTGTGTATTACTAAAGTTTGCATATTTAAAATCTCCTACCTTTTTAAATTATACAACTATTATACTAAAATACGGGGTCGAGGTCAACCTTTTTTACCAGTTTTTTTGGTAAAAATTAAGAATTTTCTCGTAAAACTACATCATTAACCTTAAGTTTAGATGTATTTTGAAGGAAAACACCTCTATTTTTACCCTCTGGCATGTAGCGATAACTGATAGAATCGTGTAATAATTGTATGCCTCTAGAACCGTAATACTCTCTAAGTGGCCAATTATCCATCATTTCTGCGTATGGATCTGAACTTGGCTTTGGCATAATTCCTGTATTCCTAGTAGGTGAAGTATCTTCAATTTGCCAATCTTTTGGATAACCAAATGTATCAAAATCCCATTTATAAAAATCATAAATTAAGTCTAATACATCATCTGTATTATCACATTGCTCGTATATCTTTTGCCATGGAACTAAACCTTTGTTAAGTTCGTTCCTATGCGGTGTTGGGTTACCCATTGCTACATGTTTAACATAATCGTAATTTTCGTGGAAACGTTTTCTAGTATGATCATACATTTCTTCCATACGTTCGAAGCAACCAATGTAATCAACTCGAGGAGCAGTAGATTCGTCAACTAGATAATATACTTGTGGTGTTTTGTGCATTGCCCATAAACTTGTAACAGTAACAGGATCAAGATATGTAAGTAAATTAGATACATCTTTAGGCTTACCTCTAAACCTCCAATTACACCAATATTCGAAACTCATATCACTGGCCGCGAGTGGACCTTCAATACCCCATCGCCATAAACTTACCTCTCTATCATAAGGGTTTCTGACCATTGCTAGTTTATGATTTGAGTCAGGATTGTCAAAATAATGACATGCAGTACTGACTGGACTATGATTATCGAATATTTCGATGTCAGTATTTGTACCGTAGTTCTCTAAAAACATTTTAAATGACTTACCGCCAGTACGTGGTATATGAATAAAAAGTAAGTCTTGTTCTGGTAAGTAAAACACTATTTTAGATTTGCGTTCTTAAATATTTCTTTAACTTTATTTACAACTATGTTTTCAACCTTTTGTAAATTAAGATAAATCTCAACAGTTTTAGTTTCCTTATTCCAAATATGCGATAAAGGTGAGGCATGATTGGGATCTAGTGGTATAGCACCTTCTAGTTGTTCGCCCAATATCTCAGAAATATTACCCTCATTCGTGGTAATGATTATTTTATCAACATACTGTTTAGGGATCGATGACGGGAATACTTGTTTAAGCATCTTGTCAAATCCGCCTACTTTAGAGTTATGGGTGAGAATTATTTTTCTCTTTCCCATGAACCCTAAGTCTTCTTAATTGCTGATTTTTTTGGTCTGCCTGGTTTAGGCGCCGGCTTCAATTGCGGTGCTCTTGCGTAGGCTTCTTCTCTTTTACTGTTTGCGTCTGCCATCATCTGCTGTTGAACATTCTCAATATCAGATTCAATTAGGTCTGCTTGTCTAAGTAAACCTTCAGCGATTTCTAATTGCTCTTCCTGTTCTCTTTCAGATAAAGCATTTGGTCTTTCGACTTGATTAATCGCATCAATTTCTGATGTGTCAGCGAGATTAGGCTTCTCTGCTTCTTGTCCTGCCTCAATGTCTGCTATAGCACTATTGAGATCACCTAACGGTACTCTATCCTTAGTAGTTGGTAGCATTACTACTTCACTAACAGGTACTTTAGTAATTAGTTGATCTTCGTGTAATGCTCTAAGCATTATTCTACCATCACTAAAGTTTCTACCGTTTAGAACGTCAGCAAGATTATTATTATTCTGTGCTTCAAGTGACTCGACTTCTCTGACTAGTTCGTCATGTTGAGTTGTTCCTAGTTCGCCTGACATTACAACTAGTGCGTTTTCAGGTTCTCCAGGAACTTCTCTAAATAAAACTAGACATTTACGTTCTTGCCATTCAGCAACATGTTTCATTATGTCTGCCATATTATTCCTCTTCTGGTGCCGCTTCTTCTTCTACCGGGGCTTCACCTTCTGCCGGTTGATTTGCCTGAGCAACTGCTCCCAAGAAAGAATTCAGTTTATCAAAAACTGCTCCAACTTGTGAAATTTCGTTACCTCTAAAGGCTCCTCTTTGAACTGCTAAATCTACAATCTGCATTAGCATACTAAGTTCATCTAAACTTAATGCTGGGCCTTGTGCTCCTTCTGGTGCTCCTTCTGGTGCTCCTTCTGGTGCTACTGCTTCATCAACAATTTCTGTATTATCATTATCTGCCATGTTTTCTCCTAATGGTATAAATTAATTACTTTAGTATTTATTAACTGATGTTTTTATGTGAACGATAAAAAGGTGTCAATTGCAAGTTGGTTGTGGAAATTAAAGGTTAATTTGGCACCACTAAGGGTACCACCTTTACCACTACCAGTATCTAAGAATATTACTCTTTCCTCGTTCTTCGTGTAGTAAACCAAAGGCATCTTTAAGTTATCTTCAAAGTCTGGTTCACTTTTTAAAGGTGATCTATCGTGTCCAACAAACACAATTTGTCCTTTGGGGATTGATTCTGCCCAATCATATACTCTGTGAGCATACTGCTGACCTTTGTACATGACTGTTTTAGAATTGTCAACTTGGCCATATAGGAAAACATTCTCTATTGACTTCTTAGTAATCTTTCTTTCTGCCCAAAACTCAGGGTGTATACCACCGTGGGTAAACATGAAATTTTTGTAAGTAGCATAGAAAGGTTGTCTTTCGCCAACTTCCAAAATAAGATCTCTAAATAAGTCAATACTGAAATCTACTCTAGCAAGAGTATCTCTCTGAGGTTTACCTAACTTGACATCGTTGCCCTTTGCCCAACGAAACATCTTGTTATCGTGGTTACCTTGGATTATTACTCCGTGTCCACTATCCTGAATCTCCTTAGCAAGAAGTAAACTTTCTAATGGCTTTGGACCGTAATCCAGTATGTCACCTAACTGTAGGTAGAATAAATTGTTCTTACGAGCATAGGAATATGACGTAGCAAAATCAGAGAATACTGAGTGTACATCTCCTACTACGAGCAATCCTTTATACTTTTCTAAATTAAGTTCCAACTTACTTACTCCTACCTAACTGTGCATATTATACTAGAAATACGGGGTTAGGTCAAGCGATTTTATCGCCAATAATTGTCTAATTGTCCCTCTCTAACCAGGTCAGTACTCACACAATGTGGGCCTCCTGCGAGGGTTCTCATATGACGCATTTGAACAGGTACTGGTGTAATACCGTGTTTTTCCATCTCTTTCATTAATGGTACTTCTTCACTTGGAACCAAAACATGTTGGGGATCAACACTAAGAACATTCATACCAATCCAACTACTTGCTGGTGCGTAATCCTCTAAACACGGTTGTCCTACACACATTTCTTCAGTGTACCAAATCTTATCCCATTTATCAAATATCCTAGGAACCTTATCCTCGTCGACCCTACTAGCATTTAGTATTACCAGTCCGGGTCTGAGCGGCATTATTGTACTGTCGACATGTGCCCAACTATACAAATCATGCATCTTATGTATTCTAAAGTCGGGTCCTAGAGCGTTCTGTAACCACTTTGCACCCATTTCGTTGCCTGTATTGGATATCAAGTATAGGATATCGTAACCCATGCGTATAAGGTTAGCAGGGTCTAATATAGGTTCATTATTGTTTACACTCGGGTCTCTGCCTGGTTGTATTCTAAATAAATCATCTTGTAAACGTGGTTTTGGCATTTGTAACCAAGTAGCACCTTCCATCATCTTATCCATAAAGATATCGCGAAATAGAAAGGTTTCATGGTACCTTGCTCTCAAACTCATGGCACCTTCTATAATTTTATCACCTATTACAGTAACACTATCACGTGGACAGTATGCTTCGTATTGGTCTGTGTTCCATAAGCCGTTGCTAACGTTCGCTGTAAAGTCCACAGCATTTAGGTTAGGCCTATGTACCTTTACACCGAAATCGTTGCTTAAAACGTTGCACAATGCGTCTAAATCCTCTTCTGCTTCGGTATATACATGCTCTGGGTATCTACCCTTAGGCATTTTAGCATACTCTTCAGGACTTAAATTAGCATAGTTGGTGGCGTGATGTGATAGGTCACCATGTGGAATATTGGCACCTTTTGCCGTTCCAATGATTATTTCTTTAAGGGGATCCCACTCATTACAGGACCAAAGATCTTTATTCTGTGTCATGTGTAGTATTTACTACAATTGACTCAATTCTCGGTGTTTCTGTGGTTTCCTGTGTCGCGGCAGAAAGTAATTGACGGAATGCGTTCATATCCCCACATGCTTCAAAATATACTCTCCAAATATTATCGGAACCTAATGAAGTCATATGAAACATACCTGTAGCATGTTCGTCTAAATGATCTAGTATTTCCCATATGGTTCCGTCATCTTTAGCATTAGCAAATATATGAAGTTTGTTGCTCAGCATTTCAGCATAAATAGGAGTTCCAATAATACCTTGGAACTCACTACTGCTAAGTTTTTTGGATACCCTTACGATTGGTACTGGTATGTCTATATCTCGACTCATGATTTTTGATCTGCCTTATATTGAACAGTTACGCCATATGGAGCAACTGGAGTTCTACCGCCATAACCTGCGCCGTGTACAATAAACAAAGTATCGCAGTAATCTTCATCGCCCCAACTACCCCATGGGTAACCATCAGTGAATACAATCAACTTCTGCGGAACAATGTCTTCAGCCTTAAGCCTATCGAACATACAATCAAACTCAGTACCGCCGCCACCTTCAATTTCAATGTCGTGTATTTCATCTATGTTACTAGAATCAAACTCGTGTATTGTATAAGTGTCAGTGTCAAAGAAACAAAGTCTAAGAGTAAAGTTAGTGTATTGTTCCATGATACCTTTCACTTCGCTACATAAGTCTCTAAGCATGTCGTCTAACATAGAACCGGAACTATCAATAAAACAGAACACATCTAAGTCTGTGTCGTAGTCCATACCAGGTAAGTATACTCTTTCAGCAATACCTTTTCTAGCAGGTCTCATAAATGTAAAGTCATTCTTTACAACACTTTGAATGTTAGTAGCCAGCAACTCTCTCCAATCCAATTCAGGATTAGTAAGATCCTTGATCATCTTTCTTACGCCACGTGGTACATCTTTGTTACCAGCACTCTTGGCCGCATTCATGATCGCTTCTTTCATTTCGTCTTGTATTTGACGTCTTTCTTCTTGCGAGTACTGTGGCGGGCCATCTTTACTATCGCCACCATCAGTATTACCTTGAGCACCTTGACCGTCTTCGTCGCTGTCTTCACTGTAGTCTAAATGCATATCAAGTGTTTCTTCTGTCACTTGCTCAGCATTCTCAAACAAGTCATCGTATATTTCGTCTGAGAACATATTTTGATATTTGTAATCAAAACAAATTTGTACTTTGGTAATCTTCTTACCAATGTTGTTTTCAACTAGATCCATGTTTACAACATAGTCATTTGCTATGTTCCAAAGACGAGGATCTCTAGTACCACGTCTTCCCATATGATCATAAACATTATGAAGAACTTCGTGGCCCATCAAAAAGATAAGTTCATCGTCATCTAACATGTCGATAAACTCTTTGTTATAGAAAAAGTATCTGCCGTCAGTTGCGGCTGTTGGGCACCAACTAGATGCGTCTTGTAACTGTAGCCTTGTAGCCAAGTTACCAAAGAAACCATTATTAAGAAGTAATTGTACCCTTGCGGTAATCAATCTATCTTCTGTATTCATATTTGTCATATTGAAGTTCTCCTACAAACTATACTTATATTATACTAAAAAAACTGGGTGTGGTCAACCTATTATTTTGGGAAAAAAGGTGGGGGGACCTGTTTAGATCCCCCCTTAGTCTGTGCCGCTTAGTGTAGGTTGTAGGAGTAACTGGCGACACAGGAACTAACTAAGAGCCGATATTCATATATTTGCCGTATCTTTCAACCCACTCATCGATACGTTCAACATCAGCAAAATCAACATCAATGTCGTACTCACTAAGAGCAATCTTACAACCTAGTACGCACATCTCTGGTTCGAAATTATCCATTAAGAAGTTAATGAAATTATTGAAAGAAGCAGTAAGTTCTTTCTCATTACCTTCGTCTTGGATATTCTTCAACTCGTAACTCATACCAACTGTAAGAGCATACTTGGAAGAAATTTCTAATTTCTTAAGTTCTTTAACACTACCTGAAAGGATTTCAGATGGCTTAGGAAGTTTAGAAGCATTCTTCTTATGATTCATAAACTTAATAGCCATGCCTTCACCAACCAAGCCTGTAACAATGTCCATTTCCTCTTCATGAGTCATGTCACTGTCTTCAAGCATCTGGCTGACAAACGCCCAAGATCTTGGAGTAGCAAAACTTCTGCTAGAACTCTTTGGATCAAAGTCAAAAAGGTCTTGTTTAGCAAAAGCCAAGTAACCAACTACATCAGGAATGATGTCGTTGTCAACTGCCCAAGTCTGCCAATCTGTGTGGTCGACTTCAATCTCTAAGTGAAGAAACCTATTAGCAAGTGGACTAGGCATTCTGTAAGTAACACCTTTATCAGTGTCTCTGTTACCAGCCGCCGCAATTACCACGTTATCAGGCAATTTGTATTGACCAACACGTCTGTTTAGAATCAACTGATAAGCAGTTGCTTGAACACTTGGTGGTGCTGAATTAAGTTCATCTAAGAACAAGTAAACAGTTTCATATTCACTTGCTAGATCTTCTGATGGTAGTTCGGCAGGTGCCGCCCACATCATTTTGTTAGTGTCCTCATCTCTGTAAGGATACCCTTTGATATCTGTTGGGTCAAGCAAAGCCATTCTCAAATCAATTAAAAGGTTGTTACCTTCTTCAGCGATCTGAGCCAAGATATCGGATTTACCAACTCCTGGAGGACCCCAAATAAATACAGGACGTTTTTTAGAAAAAGCACGTTTCAAGTGGCTTTTTGCCCTGCTTAGTTTTACTGTTCGAATGTTATCTGACATATAATTACTCCTACGAAATTATTTAATATGTATATATTATACTAAAATACAGGTTCAAGGTCAACCTTTTCTTCAACATTATTTAAATTAAATGTTAATTCAACAATGTAACCTAGTGCCTGTAACTCATCAAGCCTTACAAAAACGTCGCTATCAGAATAGGTATTAGGATCAGATACCCACGCATGGATACCTGCCCTAGCACTAAATCTATCTAAATAGCGAAGTTTGTAAATCATTATGCTACTTGGACTGCTTCAATTACTTGAGAAGTAATATCTTTAAAACCCATTCCAGCAACAATGTGGAAAGAACCATTTGTAACATCTTCAACAATGTCACCAACACTCAGCGAGTGCATGTCACGGTAAGTAACAACTTCGCCATCCTTACGAGTGACTGTCTTCATTTTGAAACCACTTACATGATTATCAAAAACAATATCTTCGTTGGCGTCTTCGTCATAGTATCTGCCATTAAGAATAGCAAACACACCTTCCAAATCATCACACAACCACTTGTTACCATCACCGTCAACAAGACCTGCGTCTTTCTCAACTGAGCAAACATGAGTGAAGTGCTGGAAGTCAGTGTGCTTAAACTTATCAGCATAATCATCACCGCGTCCGTGCATCAATCTCATGTATGTTTCGTAGATTGGATACTTTGCTTCTCCACCTGCGTGACCATTACCGTTGGTATTAACATAATCGCTAACTTCACGGCTGATCTTGATTTGGTAAACTTTGTACATAAAAACTCCTACCTTTTTATTTAAACTATGTGCATATTATAGCGAAAAACGGGGTCCTGGTCAACCTCTACCAACGATTTTGTTGAATTATTTCACCTGCTAAGTTGTTGAATTGATTAGTAAAAGCAGAATATACTGTAATTCTTGTTAAATTTGCTGTATGTGACTCCATATTATGGAGCAATTGACCCGGAAAAATCACTAAATCGTTGTATTTGTTAGGTATGCTAAACGATTGGTCTTCACCTAACACCAAGGAACCACCAAACCTTTCCTCCCACTTAGGATTAGCAAACCATAACGCAATGGTGTAAAACTCCCCTTCATCTAGTGTGTATCTATCTTTGTGTGGTTCAAACGTTTGGTTTGATGTAATAGCATTTATATAAGATTTTTGGTATGATGCTTTTTTACAATTTGGTGATATTTGCTTGATATGTTCGATTACATCATTTGCTGGAAACAAGTTAATGTAGTCTACTAAATTAAGACTTGATGTAAAATAGTGAGTAGCATCTTCTTTCCTGTTGCCACCAACATTATAAAATGGGGTTGTTAAGTAATACTCTTCCCATTTGCGTAATACACCTTCTGAAAAAGCATTTGGTATATGTAATACATCAAGGCCGTCTATTGTATGTTTGTTCATGCTGACCAAATATAAATTTTATCTTGCTTCTTTTTACCTGTTTGCTGTCCTAACTGCTGTTTTAGATCTTCTTCATCATCGCATTCAGGTAATCCAAACGATACAGCATCATCATACATCTTTGGAGATATGTTAAAGCAGATAGTACCGCCTGCTTTGATGTTATCTATACACTTTTGCCATAATGGTATGAAGAACTCTTTGTAAAACTTTTCATCGCTTTCCCAAGGTTCCATGTGTTCGTATATTTCTAAGTTTACATAAGGCGGGGACGTTAGTACAAAGTCATAGTCTAACTTGCTAAAATCTACATCTAAGGCACTTTGCCATATCATTTGTAAATTAGGCTTTTCAAATATAGCAGGTGTTTTGTTGTCTAGCATTTCGATCATACTATCGTATGCTGGTTTCATATTGATATTTGTATCAATACCAGTATAGTTAATACCTAATGCCCAAGCACCTAACATTCTGCCACCCCAACCTGCTGTAGGATCTAGTACACTTTCAGCATTATACTTTTGATATAGATACTTTGCTGTGGTACTTTTAAACATCACAACAGAGCCTAAGTTAATCCTAAAGCATTCGTATACATTTCCTGCGGCAGTTTTGCCGCCTCTGTTACGTTTTCTTGCGGATTCAATTAGTTTATCCCACTTTTCTTTGCGGTTGTAGATATCATATATAGTATCTCCGCCCTCGCGATGACACTTTATTAAATTCTTAAATTGAAAATGATACAGGAATGGATTGCCGTAAAAGTTATTCTTATTTTCGCTGGCATCGTAACCAAACAGATTAGCAAGATCTTTATTAAGTTCTTCCTGTGTGATTATCTTATGATCTTCTATCTGCTCGATAGTTACATCTTCGATATGTTTGTTTACTGGCTTCAGTTCCATTAAGACTACGCATTACCTGTGAATACTGTAAAGCAAGGTGTAGCACCGCCCTGACAAATGTTTTTCCATGTAGTAGAGAAACGTAAAACTACTTTACCATGTTGGTTAAGCAATTTAATACTTTGTCCTGAGTTTACTACTTCAGTCACTACACTATCCATTTCTGAAAAATCCTTAAACTCAACTGTTTGCTTTTTTGATTCGTAAAATTTAACTATACAATACATTAACTCTGAATCTGAACTAAAATCAGAAGTTGTATTGTCACCTGACAAGATATCTTGTACTAAAATATTTAGTTTTTCTAAATGGTTGTTAAGTTCAGTTGCGGCATACTTGGCGTATGCTGACTGTCCTGGTGTAGTAATATCAGCAATTTGTTCTAATACTTGAGGTTCTGTGTTTCTAAACTCACGTAGAACACGACCCCAATCAGCACCACTTTGAATACTTCTACCTATTTTGCCTTCAACTAATTGATACCTTTCGTCAAGTAAACCTAGTTGTTTGTCATAGTCTGTATAGCCAAGAATCTCATTGCTGACTTTCTTGTTAAACAACGCCTGGGAAGGGTTTGCTTTAGTACCACTACCACCTTTATAAGAAACTTTTAGTTCTACAGGAACTTCTGTACCATCTGCTAAAAAGACTTTGATATCGCCTTTGTCGTCGTATGCTTCAGCACCAACCCACTTAGCATCGGCAATAGTAGAATTAGGATACTGTTCAGCAACTTGTACCTTAATAGCATCAGCAATTTGCTGATTATAAATGCTATCAGAAGTACCAAGTATACCCTGAGCGGTATCTTTCTCGGCTTCTTCTGCCCAATCTCTACAATAATTTCCCATAAAATGAACTCCTACATTCTTAATTTATACTTGCATTATAGCATTTTTTACAAGTTTGTCAAGTATAAAGTTAGCACGGTTCTTGCTTAATATACTATATTAGCGGAGAGTGTGGGATTTCCAACACCAAAAACGACGGTTTACGGGTACTCTGTTGGAAATTCCTCCGCTAATACCACAAAATTTTGACGGTCTTTCACAACTCATTTAATGATGTGTTAATGAATGATAAATAAATCTGTAACACGATTGTAACATACAGTTTGATTACCTGTAACAGAGCCCAATAGGGATGAAGTTACTGCAAACGTACTAGCAGTTAGGTTATAATATCACAGGAGAAAAAAATGGCGAAGTCCTTAGGAATAGTAGCCAGTGCAACTCATCGTTTAGCATTGGACTACTTTAGAAAATTTGATACCATGATGAAAAGCGGCAGAATAGAAACTGTCTCTAATCAATTCTGGGCATCATAAAACACAACCACTAAAAAAGGGTCCACGAGGACCCTTTTTTTTCTATACAAAAATTACTTAACTTCAGTTACGAATTCATAAAGTTTTTCTGCTTGACCAATTACTTGCTCAGGGGTGATCTCAATGATAGGGCAAAGTGTGCCTTCTCTTTGTTCATCCGTTTGTGCGTAGAATTGATTGGTAGTCTGTGCTCTGTTTTCTTCCAACATGCCCATTGCCATACCTAGAATTTCGGTTCGTAATTCGAACCCGCTTTTATTATTACTCATTTTATTCTCCTGTGTGTGTATGTGTAATGTAACTTTCTGTTACATTAATATTTACTCAGAGGAGTCGTCTTTGGTAGGATTTTTTGGTTCTCGTAAACCTGTTAACCATTTTTCCAAGTTCTGACCTTTCAGTTTTAGTATCACAGAGTCCTTTTCGCTAAACAGTACCAACTTCTTATTATCTATGTAGTAAGGCCATTGCATTGTTCTATCCATTTTGACTACTGCTTTATTTGTTAGTAGGAAGTTTTCTAATTTAAAAGGATATGATGTAAATGATTTTTCCATTACCTTTAAACCAAACTTAGACAAACGTACACCAGTAACAGAATTTGATCTAATTCTACAATTTTTGAATATAATATTAATCAGTTCAATGACAGCATACTCTGACATGTCAAGTTCTTGTTTAAGTTTGGATACTATTTGATATTGTAAACTATTTTGAAGACTCATTGCGTACTTCGTCCTCTTGTACAACAGGCCCACCTTCCATTCTGACGACACAGAACTCATCTGTGTTGAATTGCTTGTTTAACCTTTCTGCTAAGTTAAAAGCATGTCCTGGATTTGAAAAACTAGTTTTCTTATATTTAGGTCCTGGGTAGTTTAGATACGAATGCATTGTTCTAAGATTTATAGGAGCACCTTGAAAAAACACACTATATACACTAGCCGCCGCTAAGACTTGCTCTGTTTTATAATTTGTAGTATCGTGATGTTCTAGTATCACTTTTGGTTTTGGTCTACTCATGTATGTCTCCTGTACTTTTATTTATCAAAAATACAGTTAAAACATACTTTAACGGATACGATTATACCAATTTAGAACGCAATAATTGATCGAATCCGCCAATATGCTCATCGTCGATGAACACCTGTGGTAAACTGTTTACCTCCATATCTAAGGATTCGTAAAAGCCTTGAATTATATGCGGATTATCGTATTCGACTTCCGTATATGTGTAATTGTTAATATCTAACCATTGCTTTGCCATATGACAAATAGGATTTTTAACTTCTGTATGTATTTCAATCTTCATTGTGTTTTAACATGTACCAAGTAAATTTAGCATGGTCCTCTTTTGTTTTAAAACTAACATAGGCTCTATCATTTTCATGTGGTTGGGTCACATATGGCTCTTCTCTCTTAAACCACCAACCATATCCATTTTCTATATTATCTTCACACCACATTAAGTGACCATGGCTAATGCCATACGACTTCATTTTGTAGTTATATTTATATTTCTTATTGTACTGGCCTATTTCTAAACCAGACCTACCGTGTTGCTTTGTCAAAATATAACCTTTAGAAGAAGCCACTATCGACATCCATCGCGATAGTTTTCTTTGGCTCAACGTCTTTGGTAGTAGGAACTTCTTCTAATGCTGTTAGCAGTTCGTCAATATCTAACGATACTACTTTAGACCCTTGTTCCTTATAAAACTTTAAATTCTCAATCAGAGTTTTTAATTTCATTTCTTTTGATCTTGTTAAGTTCTTTTAGTCTAAATCTTAACTCATCTTTGGTATTGAATGGACCTTCATAACCATATTGAAATAATGTACTTGCTTTAGGACAGTAACCATGTTTCCAGCCTTTTTCAAAGTTAATAGCATACCAACCTGCGGCATACAATACATCACTATTAGCAGTTTTACTAAACAATGGAATGTCTCTGTTATATTCTGGGTGATCAGATGTTATTAGTTCAGGTGCTGGAAATGGAATTTCAAATCCTGCTATAAACATTTTATCTGGTTGGACTACATCGTCGACTTTATTTTTGAATACCTTAGCACCAAAGAATTTTTCTACCTCGCGGTTACTACCAAATTCTTCTTTAATTTCGTTAGATAGATATTCGTATGTACCTTGAATGTTCTGATATAGAACACCTACATTACCACGTTGTTGATCTATTACTAACCAACTACTATCATCAACCTTTTTAATTGTTGCTTTCTTACTCATTACTTTCTCCTTCTTTAATCAACTCTCGTTGTCTATTTATTAGTCCTGTTCTTTTGTTAATTGTTGTTGTCTTTTGAAATACTGTTTTGCCACGATCAGGTGACTCATAAGTAACGATCTTATCTTCTGGACCATACTTAATGGCATCCCACATCTTTCTTATTGTTTCTGACATGAGTTTAATATCTCTCCAAATTCTGTTGCGGCTTCTGTAAGTTTAGGCATATTCCATTTGTTACAAAACTTCATAAAGAATATACCAACGTTCTGTACTTTTTCTTTATTAGATGATTCAGCAAATACTTCTTTAATGCCTGCTTTAATCTCATCTGGTTGTTGTGTAAGATCAATTAGTATTTTGTTACGTTCATAATCATCTATTACTCTATGCTCTTCTTCATTATGGTCTACCCAACGTTGTAACATAAAGTTATTGAAGTCAAAGCCTCCACGTTCCATATCAGCAAATGCTTCTAGCATACCTGTTTTATTCTTACTGCCTTTCTTTCTAGCACCTGGAAAAGCAGAAAATATGTTGTCTGATGTATCGCCTCTTACACACTTTTCAAACAGTAACCATTTAGGGTTAGGTACTGCTTTAGGCTCTTGTGTCTTCTTATCAATAGCACGTTTCATAGTCTTTGCTTCAAATATACCATCTGCTCTAACTATTTGATCTGTTACGCCATTGTATTGACTAACATTCTCACTAATTAACTGATAGAAGTCACTGTCTGTGCTTACAATAATATGATCGTCTTGTGGGTGTTCTTGTGTCCACATAGCAATTAAGTCATCTGCTTCTGCTTGTGGGTGGTGTAGTACACTACAATTAGTCTTAGTTTTTAAGTAATCAACAAAGTGATCATATGCTTCAAAAAATATTTCGTCTTCTTCTTGTTGACTAGGAGACCTTTGATCCATTGTAACCTTTCTATTCTTCTTGTAAGGCTCATAGAAGTCTTTACGCCAACTCCTACCTTCTAAGCAAAATATTACATGATCACCATCAAACTCTCTCCACACTTTCTTAACACTATTAAACATAATGTGCATTGCCATACCAACTTTCATATCAATGTCGCTGGTACGAGCAGTCACATGCTTTGCTCTAAAGAACATGTTAAGTGTGTCAACTAGAATGTATTTCATATTATTCGCCTTCGTTATTTTGTTTAACTTTTGCTATATCTTCATCTGTAACTTTAACAACATCTGCTGGTTGCCTAGCATCTGCTTCTAAGCCAAAGTCTTGATCTGCTAACTCTTGCTGTAGTATTGTTCTACATAAGTCATTAAACCAAGTATTAACTATGTCTTCGTCACTATTACCTGTATAACCATTTCCTTGCAACATTGTAACAAAAAAATCATTAAAGTCAAGTTCTACAAAACCTTTTTTAGGATTAATAGGATCTACATCCATTTGTAATACATTTACATAAGGTTCCTCGTTGATAGTTGCTAGTTCTTTTTCAAGTTCAGCACCTTCAAGATCCCTATTAGCAATAGCAATTTTTTTATCCTTCTCGTTCTTGAACCACAATTTAGGGTCCATCATATCTTTAAATTTATTCGCCATCTTTTTTCTCCTTATCCTTTAATTCAATAAAGTATGCGTGGCTACAATTAGCACCGCAAAATATCTTAGTTTTATCAGCAGTATGATATTTTACATCAAACGGTTGAACATCAAGTCCGCACATAAAACACTTAAATGGAATCAACCAAACACCTCCATTGATATTACTTTCTTAACATAACACGGTTGATCTTTATATAATATACCGTCTACTACTGGCCATACTTTTAAGCCAGGCTTAATCACATGTAAGTTATTCCAACCAAAGTCACCATATAAGTAAGATTGTGCTAAGTTTAAATTCCAACATGCTTCTATTAGTAATACATACATTTCGTCATGCCTAGTTTTAATGACTAACTTGTTATCATCTTTAAACCATGTGTCTGTTATATCGCCAACAAATAAAGGTCGTGTATATCCATCAAGTAATTTATCTTCAACAGTATGACCATGAAACGTTACGTTATGATCATCTGCTCTGGCATCATACGCCACCATCATCAAAAACATTACCAATGCTGTTATCAGCAAAGGAGACATGTTCTTTATAAAGTTCCAATCGTGTTTATCCATATTATTTTCCTATTGCGTTACCATATATGTGTACGTGAACTCTACTTGTATAGTAGTATCCTCTACGTATGGCCTCGTCTGCTATACTGGCCTCTGTCTGTATTAAACCTTCAAAGGTGCCGCCAACTCCCATAATCCATACAGGATAGTTACAACCAGCATCTCTAAACAGTTTAGTGTTCTCTTCTACTTCACGCCAACTCTCATCAGTACCATTTACAACATACTTCAACTGCCCTGCTGGTGAAACTTCAGCATATCTGCCTATCACGTCAGGCTTGATTGCTCTTTTATGTTGCTCTCCAGCAGTACTCCATAGTTTAGGAGATAAACTCCAATACCATTCTCTGCCAGTCCAATTAGTGTATTCGCGTTGTATCCACTCCGCAAAATCATCTGTAATTGGTTTAGTACCATTTGTTTCTACAGTAACATTCATTGGCTGATTGTCTCTGCGTTTAAACTCTTCTATAACCTCAGTCATACCTGGTTGTGTAGGTTTAAGCATTGGCTCGCCGCCTGTAAAGACCATGTGTGCGTTTTGTTGTGTAACTGGGTGTACAAACTTACCATGCGGTAGAAGTGCTGTAAGTTCGTCACAAGCCTCCTCTACAGTTTTATCAGTAATTAAGTGTCTGTACTTCTTACTCCAAGTATATGAACTATCACAACCTTTTTCAAACACAGGTAAATCAAATACATTAGTAATGTCTGTGATATCTAACTTCTCATAAGGTAATTCATATGTGCTAGGATCTGTAGGGTCCTTTTGTCCAAAGCCATTACATTGTAAGTTACATAGGAAGAATCTCATCCACAGACTAGGAATACCTACGTATTGGCCTTCGCCTTGTGCTGAATAAAATGTTTCGCTATACTTTAATGTCATTACTTATCGCACGAATATTGTTGTTGTAGTTTAATGTTATCCATAAACTCTTTCTTTGTACCTGCGTCTTCTTTGAACGCACCTTTAAGAACAGTTGTTTGTGTTAGTGAACTATGTGCCTTAACACCTCTATTCTCTACGCAACCGTGTGTGGCTTGTACATAAACACCTAAGTGTTCGGCCCCTGTTGCTTTTTGAATCTCTCTAACAATGTCGTTAGCAAGTTCTTCTTGTAGTGTACCTCTAGCCGCACACCACTGTGCAATTCTAGTGTACTTGCTTAAACCAATTAGTTTGTCTGCGGCAATAATGCCAATGTATGCCACACCTCTAACTATTTGGTGATGGTGTGAACACATACTAATAAGTTCACTTCTAACAACTAGCATACCTTCGTATCTATCGTCGCTGTCGTTAGGGAAAGCAGTTGCGTTAGGTATGTTTTCGTATCTACCAGACATTAGTTCATTAATATACATCTTTGCTAGACGCCTACCAGTATCATTACTGTTAGGATCATTTTCAGTATCGATAACTAATCCTTTTAGCACATCTTCAAACTTTACAGCAAGTTCATCTATTAATTGATCTTTTTCGCCTTCTTCAATAAATTCAGATATGTTGTCGCCGGCCCAATGTCTTTTGCCTGCTTCTACTAATCTTTGTTTAATCTTTTTACTTGTATCCATTTATGTTTTACTCCGAGTTATTTTGTTAAGGACGAGGATGTCCTTTTAATGTATTGGTTATCTTTTTTCAAGATACCATTTTCCCAATTCTCCACTACATCGTTAGCATAGTGGATTGACTTACTTCGCACATCAATTGTACCAAACAAGTTACCATTCTCCATCAGTTGTACCATGTAGCCTGTGCCATCATGGTTAGTTATTTCTGCTGTTCTCATCTCCACCATTCCTCATAAGGAAAAACAATCCAACGTTCTTGATCAGGTAGTACATTGTTAGCAGTAAATTCAACTTTACCAAAACTGCTAGACTCCTTATCAAACAATGTAGCATATCTAATATCTTGATGAGCATACGCCATCCTATTAGTTGTGCTATCTACATAGTCTGTGATTACCTTATCGATACCGTGTAATGTTGTTCCGGAATCATTAATATCGTCAACAACTAAAACTGTTTTATCATTGTATTTAGATAAAATGTGCTTTAGAGTCTCCGAATCTTCGATATGTGCGTCTCTTGTTTGCCATCTAAATGCTTCAAATGGTACTTCATAGTAATGACTCATCATTACACCAAAAGCATACGCACCACGTCCAGGACCGATTATAACTTCAGGCTTGTAACTTTCGTGTGCCATTTCTCGCACAATGATTCTACAATCTCTGTTTAAGTCGTCCCAACTGTAATATAGTTTCTCCATTTTTATATTATACCATATTTTGTGGCCAATGTCAATCGGAATCTAATAATATTATCTCATTATTTTCAAAATGATCTAAATCTAATAGATTCATATTATCACTGACGTTACGTTTAGTCATTTCTAAAAACATCTCTATTTCATTTGCGAATGCTTTATCAAGTATAGGGTTAAGTGATTCTGTTTCATCAATCCTACCTGTAATTAATTCACACGCATTTCTTAAAGATATTGTCAAACCTTCTAATAACATGTCATCAAAGTTTTTCAATCTTTTATTCATGTATATAGATCTGTTTAACATACGCATATAACATTCTGCTGAAATTTCTTGTATTTTAAGTTCAATACAGCATTCAGAAAAATTTAAATTCTTAAATGTCATTATGTGGAAAGGATCAAAATCTGTGTACTTACAAAAAAACTGTATACAATCAACAATATCGTCATCGTTTACAGGATATATTTTTTTAATCTCTTGTAAATCGTAACCTGCTCCAATTTGCTTACACACTCCCATCATAGGAACAGCATGCCTATCAGTTACATATATACCGCGTCTCTTTTGTATCATTTATTTTTAATTGCCTTAGATTTGTTTTCTAACCAAAGTTGTGAATGCTCAAACATTTGATCTAAATTATAATTTGGTTGCCAATTCAACAACTCTTTTGCCTTATTAGTATCGGCACAAAGATATGATGGGTCGCCTGCTCTTCTTGGACCAACCTCATAATTAACCTTTTTACCTGTAACATTTTCAACTGAGGAGATCAAGTCGAAAATACTAAAACCTACGCCGGAACCTAAATTAAAGATACCGCTTTCGCCACCATTATTAAGATAATCTACTGCTTTTAATTTAGCATCAGCAATATCTTGTATATGGCAATAGTCTCTAATACATGTACCATCTTTGGTATCATAGTCGTCACCACAAATAGTAAACTTAGTACCATTCATAGCACAATCTATAAGGATTGGCATAACATGACTAGCCGGTTCTTGCGTATAACCATTTTGTGCTTCAGGGTCGGCACCTGCGGCATTGAAATATCTAGTACTAATATAATTAAGACCATATGCCTTATGGTAATCCTCCAGCATTAGTTCAGTCATATACTTACTTGTTGCGTAAGGACTCATTGGATTTGGTGTTAAATCCTCTGTGAACGGTTCTTGTGTATCTCGTTCTCCATATACACTACTAGACCCACTAAAAATAAAGTTCTTTACATTGTGCTGTACGCACATATCTAGTAATGCCTGTGTTCCAGATACATTATTTTTGTAATACTTGCCTGGGTTTTCTAAACTGTCTGGCACAACATGGCTTGCCGCTAAGTGTACAACTGTATTAGGTTTAAACATTTCGATTATACCAGCAGTTGATTGTGTAGCGAAGTCATGTGGGAACATAGTATAATCTTTGGCCGCCCATTTTCGTGAACCGTTGTCAATTACTATAACATCATACCCTGCTTGGGAAAATGTTTTAGATACTTGAGCACCGATGAAACCGGAACCACCTGTGATAACTACTGTTTCTTTATCACTCATCTTCTTCTCCTTCTTGTTCGTCTGTAAACAAGCCTCCTCTATCTTCTATCTCGTCGATAGTGTCGCTTAGTCCTTGAGCAGGTTGCGACTTAGTCGGCTGTATTACAGTCTCTGTGTCTCCTTTCTTTTGTGTAAAAGGAATACGTTTAATATTAGGCACTATTTTTTGCTTCTTGAATTTCGTTTCTTCTAGTTTTACAAAGTTTAGAAATTTCCATTAATGCCTTTCTTGCTCTTGTGGCACTTGCTTTGATACCTGCGCCTTCTTTGAACTTTTCGTTCTCGCTTACATATTCTTCGAATAGTGCTTTTAATTTAATATGTGACTCTGTCATAATTTTCTCCTATTTTAAACTGTCAAATACATCTACGATGTCACTTTCTTCAACATCGAAGTTTGGACCATCCAACTCTTCTACTGGATACTCCATTTCGCAACCGTTTTCATTGTCTTCGGCTACTGAAATCTTTATGTAGCGACCAGGATACTTTGCTTGTATCTCACTCGCTAAATCATCAGCGATCATCTCGCATGATTTGTTATTAAGTTGGATTACATCTTCTTTATATAAGTTCTCCAACCATCTCTTAAATTGTATAAATTCTATATCCCTATCATCATGGAATACTTCTATCCACACTTTAAAGTGGAATATGTGTCTGTGTTTATATCCTAGGAAACTTACATCATACTCATCGCCTGTTGCTGTAGCAGGATTAGTATCTGCTCCAGGATAAAAATGTATGCCCTCTTTACTGAATGTTACCCATATACTTCTCATTATAACCATTCTCCTATTTTAATAAATGCTATAGGTATTAATACTACAGCAAGTATAGTTAAACTAATAAAAGTTGCTAATTCACTTGGATCGTTATTAAATGCTCCCATTATGCCTCCTTGCTTGGATCCCACATAACTAGGTTTTTCTTTTTCAACCTATTAGTTACAATAGTCCATCTATTTTGTTCTTCTTTCCATTCCTTTAACCATTTGTGTCCATCTCTTTCTGCGTCAACAAAAATAGCATTAGTAAATGCTAATGGCACAATAACAGCACAATGTATAACAATACTTACAACAATGTTATAATTAAAAAAGCCTAAGTATGTAGATGCTACTAGTCCAAAGAATACACTCCATGCTACAAACAACACTAACATAAAGTAAGTTTGTAAACTTGGATCTGGTATATATTTTAATGGATTGTATCTAACATCCATTACACTTCTCCACCCATTTACAAGTTTCATTACCGTTCTTCTAAATAGGCTAGGTTTATTAACACTCGGTTCTATCATATTAATCTCCTCTCAATCGGACTCTGATGTACTCCTTTACTACATGCATTCCATAAGATAGCCATGTAACTATCAATAGACTCCATATAATAATTTCCAGCACTCATTAGTCCTCAGTTAGTTTATCTAATTCCTCGATGTTATGTTCACCGAGTATTTCTACATTATACTTGCCTTCTGCTGTTCTGTCAACAGTAAAAGACAAATCATATCCTTTACTTTCAAGTACATCTACTTTAGCACAGAATTCGTTAAAATCTTTTGTATTAAGTGTTGCTATCATCATTCTCCTTTTTACGTCTTTCATCTGCCCATCCACTTTCAATATGTAGACCGGCAGGCAATCGACCTTTAATATCTGCGAGTTCTTTTAGGATTTTATCCACGCCCTCATCTATTGCCCTTTTAATCTGTGTTTCAGTCGGATGACCCATTACCACTTAACTCCTAATGTAATACTTAATACATTATTATCGATCGGGTCTTCAGTATATGTATTACTAAAGCCTACTGTAATTGCTTCACTTAAATTATAATTAATTGCTGTTTCGTTACGCAAATAAGTGTCTGTGCCTGTTTCGTGTAATAACTTGTTTGTTACATTTAAGTTATCATCTAGTTTATAAAATACCCATAAACTGTTTCTTAATATTGCTTCGCTTACTTCGTCATTAGAAAGATACGCAACTGATGTTTCGTGGCTTACTTTCCAATTATCATTTCTAAACAGTTTCATACCAAGGCCAGCACCACCAACTATTCTATCACCCGAGGCTCTTAATTTATCTGTACCGTAACTAAGTACACCAAAGGTATAATACTTGCCAGTTAGGCCTTTATTAACTTTGCTAATAATATTAAACTCGTCCATTTTAGTTATGTCGTCTTGCTTCTTAAAAACATAATCGGCTTCTAGTATTAAATCAACATAGTCTAGTTCCCAATTTTGATCAGCACTAGCATTTAATACAGTTGAATCACTATTAATTTGTGTAAGGCCAAATTTAGCACTTCCTTTTGCTTGTACAGGCATTGTAATCATTACTAGAACAAAAACTGCTATAATAAATAATACTGCCTTTTTAACTCTACTCATTGTCTTTCTCTATTGGGTTATCGTAATAATCATGTGTACCTGCTCTGTACCTTGCTTTCTTTTCTGAAACAAGTACACTACTCATATAGGCGAACCAGGCCGCCGCAATAACAAATACAATGCCTATAAAAAAATTAACAACTGTCATTAATGCTTCAAACATACTTTGCCTTTGCTACTTGTCTTCTGTACCATTGTCTGTCTCTTTGTTGCTCAAGACCTAAACCAGCAAGTACCTTTAGTGTTCTTTCGATTGTGCCATTTTGATAATCACTTATTTTACCTAGACTGTAATCCTCAAGATTATCAGTTTTAATATCATCTAGCATGTTACCAAGTTTGCTTATACAATCCTCCATGCTCCATGGAACGTATAAATGTCTGCCGTTGTTAGCAAATACTTCTGGGAAACTTCTGTAAGCAGGATATAATGTAAGTGTACCAAATGAGTCTGCTTCACTTACTGTATTGCTTACCCAATCTTGTAAGGCACAATTAAATAATACCTTGCTGTCTGCTAACAAGTTGTAGTAATCATCTTTCTTTAAGCCTGTGTATATTTTAAAGTTTGCTTTTCTATCGGGCCAACCTGTATTGCTTTCGCCACTTGCTAGTGCCATTGCTCTGTCAACATACTCTTGATCTGAACTTTTTAACTCTGGGTGTCCACAAAATATAGCAAACTCTAATGTAGGATCTATTTTGTAATAGGCTTCTGCTAAATCCATATAGAAGTGTGGTTGCTTCTCATCGTCCCAACGTGCCGCAAAGCCAACTCTATGTGCTCTCATGTGTAACGGCTTAGGCTCTGGAATTCTACCTTGTACTTCTTCTTTACCAAACGGTAAACCTGTTACATATATAGGCTTTTTAAAACCTGCTGTTCTTAAATGTGCTACAAACTCTTCACTAGCAACACAGATACCTGTAACAAATTCGTCTACCATTTGTTCATATCTACGCATCCAGTCAAACATACCTTCCCTAATTAAGAAGTCATCTGGGTCTGTTGTTTGTGCTAAAAATCTTAAATAGACTTTAGGCCTGTATTCAGGTGGGGATTGATCCATTATGTAAGGCAAACATTCTAAGCCTGGTGTAAACATATCTTCATAAAAGATTACATCATCGCTTGTAATTTCACCGTTCTTCATTTTCTGTACTAAGTTCATTGTTTGACTTAGACTGTAATAACTTCTGCCATGTGCGTCTAACACACTACCTGTAACGATTGCTTTACTGTTATCTAGTTCATCACCTGTAATGATTTCATAATCAATACCATGCTTTTTAAACTCTCGTTCGTTCCACTCTTGTAACTGTAATGTGTATCTTGCTTCATAAGACTCTAGCCCCATGTAAAACAATTTACGCATTCCAACATTATACACGCCTTCACTCATATAGATTCTCCATATTGTTAATTATATCATATTTTGTGGCCAATGTCAACCTCAATCTATTACCTCGTCTTTAGTATATTTTGACCAATCTGTAAATGTCTTTCTTTTCTGTAAATTATGTAAACTATGACACCAAACACCTGGGTTTGTTGCTTTAAAGTCTTTATCATCTAGTTTAAGTGTAGCATTGTAATTAAACTGATTAATGTAAGGTAACTTAACACTTATCATTGGTATAAATGTACTATACTCAGTCCACCCAGATTCTAATACTCTTTCTGCTAATGTCACATCAAAGTCTAATGTAACCCATATATCTTCATCTAGCATATTCATAATCATATCGTCCCAACCTGTCCAATCTTTATCGGTTGGTGGGTTAAAACTTTGGTTAGCACCTAAGTAAATATGCGGACAACCACTGTTAAGTGCCCTAGCAAGTATTTCGTTAGGTGGTTGGTACCCAACTACAAACAAAGTCTTTTGACCATAAGCAGGTGAATGCTCAACCTCTGTACCTATAAAAAACTTTACGTCTTCGTGCCCTTCTCTTTCCATTTTAATTTCCTATTCCAAAATCTTTATGTAATTCTTTAGTCAGTTTTTCCATTACAAATGCGTCCTTGTGTAATGCGTTTTTCAATGTAGCAGGATCAAAATATAAGTTCTTTTCCTTACCTTCTTGCTTTTGAAAACCAATATACACAGATAGCCTTATTTCACTTTTATCAATAACATCTTGTATTTGATGAAACAAAGTACCTGGGAATATAACACAACGATTAAACTTATGCTCAATAAGTGTATCCTTATCTTCTCCTAGATAGAAGCCACCGCCTACATCTTTAAAGTATGGATTCCCAAACCAAAGGAATATTAAAATATCTCTGGAAAGGTGATCAACGTGTCCTCTAAAAGAATCACACTCTTGCGTAAGGTTAATATGTGTTCTAACACAATCAGTATATTTAAAATCAGTACCATTATTTTCATTCCACTCGTTTACAAGCGGTAGTATAGTAGTTGACATTCTAAATACTTTTTCAAGGTCTGGTTTAGTCATACCATGTGTAAAGTAAAATAAACTCTCACCTTCTGCTTCTGTCTGTGCGTATTCAACTGCGTTCATTACAAAACCACTATTCATATAGTATCTAAGCCAGTCACTACATATTTCTTTGCTGAAAAAGTCATCAGCAATAAGGACTGGCTTATCATCTATAACTAGTGATTCTATATTCATTAGTAACTAATGTAACCCCATTGAACCAATTGGTTTTGAAAGAAGGTTGCTTTCTTTGTACTAAACTCCATTGGTGCTTGTATCTTGCCATCTTTGGTTTCTATAATTGTTACGCCATGATCGTTTACTTCAAAGTTTACATCATGTCCTTCGTGACTATAAGTACCGCTATATACTGTTTTACTCTCCATCAAAATCTGCCCTCATTATATCCTCTTGCATGTCCGCTTCACTATCACCTGATTCGTATTCATCAGTTTCAAATAAAGCACCAAATGTAGATTGTTCCGCACTACCATCTGAGAAACTAATCTCTTTTAAAAACTCTTTGTTATCTTCTAACATCTGCCTTGCGTCAGTGTTATTAGGATCTAACACTTCCTCAGCAAAACTTTCGAACATTAAAATAGTACCTGGAACATAAGGTGAAGTTTCATTACTTACACTACTACCTTTTACTTTCTTCCAGTTCTTCCAATGTGTTGGAGTTCTGTGTTTTTCCATATCAGCAAGTCTATTTGCTTCTTGGACTGCTGTGATATGATTATAAACACTATGACCCATGTAAAGAGCATAACTTAGTGTGTCCCAACTAGTTGTAGTTTCTTTACCATTTCTATTAACATCACCGTGTCCTAATACACAGATGTCACCAACAGTTAGTCTGTCCATTATAGGGGAATGTGCAAAAGGCATAGGCATCTTTGATCCTTTCATGTCTTTATTATCGAATGCTCTATCCATAAAGTATCCGAATCGCTTGGCTCTAAACTCATTATGTGTGTAGGTTTGGCCGTATGCTGTATTGACAAAAGGCGATGCCGCATCAAACGATAATGTAATATTAGGATTGTCATGTTTTCTCAACTGTCTTTGGATACTGGTAAGGTGACATGCCCAATTAAGGCGTCCAGTACCTAAGAAGTGAATCCAATCCTTGCCTTCTAGTAAACCATCTTCTCTAAGATCTAATAGTCTACTCAAGACACTATACATGTGTTTCATGTTGATACCAGCGAATGCGTAACCTTCTAAGGTTCTATTAGCATCACCATATGCTTCTTGCACAAAACTTGTATTGGAAAAATGCTTTACAGCATCATACCATTCTTTGCTATTTTCTTCATTACTGCCACTTAACACATTTAGGAACTTTGTGGCACCGGGTGTTCTATTCCTCATAAAATAGTCTAAATTAAGTAGACTAATATCTAGTGTGTCTTGAAATTCTGTAAGTCCTGTTCTTTCACTTAGTTTACCAACTGCCGCAAAAGCCGGAACATCTAATGTCATACTCCAGTCTGCTGTATGCTCTAACCATGTTAGTATCTTGTTACAAAACTGTGTTCTAGCAGGGTCATTAGGATCTTTAGCATTACTCCAGTCCATTTTGATAACACCGGTAGCAAGTTGGAAACCACCTGAGTCTCCTAGTATCATAGTTTTACTACGATCTCTTCCTTGTACCATTGGTTCGCGTTCGTCACTTTTGACTGGGTCTAAGTGTGCGTGACCACCGGAGTATAATCCCCATGGATAATGATAATAACTATTCTCAGGATCAAGGAAGTTCATACCTTGTGTGCCTTTTTCAAAGCCTTCAGGGCATCTCCATTCACTTGGATTAGCATCCATTTTTTGTAATTGCGTTACATAGAAGCCACTAATGGCAGGTAGGTATACTGCCCAATCCTGGTGCTTCTTTCCTAGGTCAACTGTCATGACTAACTCTTTGCTGGTAATATGTAAGTGTATTCGCCTAAGCCACTGTCAATGACTATCTGCATTGCTCCGGCATTAGCAAAACTTACAGTACAATTAGCACTATCACTAAGTCTTAGAATGCTTAATGCTTTATCAATTTCCCACTTCCAGTTACCAGATAACTCGCCATCAACATTATTGTTAATTGGCAACTTACTCTTATCGCCAGCACCTTCACCAATACTAAAGTATAAGGCACCGTCTTTGGTACTAGGAGAGAACACAGGTTCGAATCCACCCAACACACCATTGAAGTAACCTAAGTCCTTTAAGTTCTTCTGTGTAGGAACAATAGTAACGTCCCATGGTATGTCTTTCATCTTAACAGACTTTAGTTGCTGATTAATTACATCTGCTAACATAAATCTGTAACTACCGGTATGTCCTTCCGCACTAGAGAAACTAATCTCTACAGGAATGTCGTCACCGTTTCTTTCTTGTGTTTCAATTGATACGTTTCCGCCCTCGTCACTAAAACCAGGAAACTTTAAGTATCCATCAAGTACACTCATTCTACTCAAACCAACTGTTTGTTCTACAAAGTCCGCTACAGGATTGTGTAGTTTACCTTTTAGAATAACAGTTTTATCTGCGTCCATGGCCTCAATAGTAGTAGACTCTTCGTCACCACTAATCTTAGCCATTTCAATAAAGCCTAAGGCGTGAGTATGCCTTAGTACGTCTTTAAATATATCTTTTATCATATGTTGTCACCTCTTATATTAAAGTTATTATTTAGGCCTTTATACCTAAATAGTTTATAAATCCTGGCCGTTTGATACCTAACGACCATATTAATCATCAAATTCAAACAAACTATGGAATGTATTAGTAGTGTCTGTTGCTGACAGATCCCACTTTAACACACCTAGTAAGTTTTCAACCTTCTTATCGACTACTGCTTTTTCCATAGCATCGTCATCAAAAGGCATTTCTTTGAACCAATCGGGTAATTGCATTTCGTCTGTAGGGTAAGCAATACTGGTGTAACCCATATTGTTACTCTTAAGTCTACATACAATTACTTTCATACCATCAGTAATTTTCATACTGTAAGCATCACTGTTTGCCAGCAACATGTTATTCCAATTAATACTTGCTCTAACATGTCCTGGTATCATGACTTTAGTGTTTTCTTCTCTCATTCTTTCTAACTTATACAGACTAGCACTCTTGTTCATACTAAATGCTTTATTGTATGCTTCTGTATAATGTGTTAGATTATTGACCCTTTTAGGCATACCTTTCATCCATGGGTCCATTTGTTTGAAATCTTTCTTAAATTCTCTTACACTTTCTAATACATTGCTTTCGGTTTCACCGTTTAGTGTTTGTGATAGTACATTACTAAGAAAATCTTGTACAAACTCAGGCGTATCACTTCGCTTGATATCTAACCCCATAACTTTAAGTTTACCACCTTCTGGTTGCCAACCTTCTAAGTCTAGTACATTAATAGCATAACGTTTCTTTGTAATAAACAAGCCTGCTCTACCAACTACTTCTCTACCTGCTTTAAGTATCTGACCTTGCGATTTACTTACATTAAATGCTCTCTTGGCAAAGTCAGGAAATGAATCACTAACAGTATCAGATATAGTGTCATACAAAGTGATCGCACTATCCATATCAAGTGTTATACCTTGTTCTTTACTTTGCTTGTCAGCACTAAAATACACAGAGTCAGTATCACCATACACAATAGTTTCACCTATGTGGTTGTAATCGCCTGTGAGCATTTTGTTTGTTTCTGCTCCCATGTGCCTAGTAATTGCTCTACCAGTTAGTGTTGTGCTTTGACCAATTCTGTGATCAAAGAACCTACTGCCTGGATTACAAATAGCACCATATGTACTGTTAAGTAAAATCTTTCTAACCAACTGTCTCTTGTCCCAGAATGCTATGTCCTCTGGTGTAGTTGCTTCTTTCTTTTTCTTTTGTAGTTCTTGTCTTTCTGAATACCAACGTTCTAACAGTCCAGGAATAATACCCTGTACATCTGTTCTGTATATTGTGCCATTAGCACTAATACACCAAGGCTCTTTGCTGTTGAATAACATGTTGTACACATCAGCACCTGTTACATTTAACTCTACGCCGTCCTCTAGGTCTAACACCATTTGACGTTTAATGTCTTTTTCCATAACAAGTTCGTATTCGTTACTGCCAAACTTGCCTGCCCAAGCATCAGCAAAAGACTTTTTCTCTAATTGCATCTTTTGTTTGATTTCTGAATTAGTAAACTCTTGTCTTAGTTGTCCTACTACAGTTTCAGGAGCCATATTCAGTGATCTAATAACACTCGGATACAGACTGTTAATATCCATTGAGCCTACCCAGTCATGTATACCTTTCTGTGGGAAAGCCACATAGGCACCTGCTACTGTATTACCCCATGGGTTGTCTGAAT